CACTCCTCGGGAACGTGAGTTGTTTCACAGGATTGAGAGTTATGGCTGGAAACGCTGCAAACCTAGACCGAATGAGTTCGAGCTCTACGTGCGCAGACACAACCGGTATCAATCTTTACCTATCCAAGGGGACCTTCCTAGATTGAGATACGCAACTGAACGAGTTAGACAGAGTCTTTCTGAATTCAAGTGCGAACCAATCTCCCTTATCCGTAGTTTTTGGAAGTTGAAGAAAGACACTTCAGCTGGCCTTATCTACTGTGATTCGGGCGAGGGATTTGTAAAGAAATACAAGACAAAGAACGACGTACCTTTCTTCGAAGTCAGACGTTGTGTGAAGAGATGGAAACAGTGTGGCTACATTGATATTCCATCTTCTGTCACATTCAGATCGCACCTAGCGAGAGGAGCGGCTCATAAATCACGAGTTGTGTTTGTGACGCCGTATCCGGTGTGTTGCCTAGAAGGTAAATACGCTATTCCACTGCTGGAGAAGTTGAAAAGATCATCCTACTCCACTCCATTTGGAACCCAGCATAACTGGATCAATGGGGGGCTTCGTCACTTCAAATCCTGTCACAAGGGGTACCCCACCTCCTTGGACTTCTCGGGATTTGACCTTAGCGTAAAGAGACCGTTCATAGAAATGGCGTTCGATTTACTACGTGAGTGCTTTAGTCTAAGGACTCACGAAGAGGAAGAGTGGCAGCTGATGGTGGAATATTTCATCAACACGAAGGTCCGTGCTGGTGGAACGGATTACGTCCTCGAAGGTGGCATTCCGAGCGGTAGTGTGTGGACGCACATTGTTGGTAGTACCATCAGTTTGTTTCTTGCATACTATTGCCAGCCAGATCTGACGTCTGTTAAGTGTTTTGGTGACGATCTCGTTATCTTTACACGGGAGAAGGTCGATCTGACTTTGATAGTCAGGTGGGCAGCGACGTTGGGCTTTGAAATCTCTATGGATAAGTCTGTTAGTGGTGAGATTCACTGGTTGGGTTTCAACATCACTGGTAGCTATCCTAGAGTTCTTGACCCGATTAAAAGGTGGGCAGCCTTCTTCCATCCGGAGAGACCGGATGAGTCGATGGATCACCATCGGGGCCGGTTGCTTGGCTATGCGATGTCATCGCTAGGCGATCCAGCTTTCCTGAATGACTTTATGACAGTCTGGAGCGAGTTACAAGGCAGGGCAATCTTGACAGAGTCATTTTTAGCTCCTGAAATGCGTGGACAAGTAGTCTACGACCTAAGAACCCTCAGACGAGTTTTCAGGAATGTAATCTAATCGCACCTTAGTATAATACCTAGATGGGGCCGGTGCGGG